AGTTCTTTCTCCTAGCTACAGTGGCTCAGTTCATTATACAGTTTGTGGTTAACCAATTTCTGAATGCCAAATATGGAGTGCAAATTTCTCAATTAGCTGCTGCCGCAGCCACTGAAGCTGAGCGCAATGTAAAAGAGATAGCCTGCCCGTGTTACATTCGAAACGTACAGTCGGTCAATGTTGATTTACAACGGGAAAATAAATACACCTGCGAACGATGCGCCAAGGAGATTTCATTAGTGGTAGAATTAACTCCTGCTTTAACAACTAAACCCGTGGATGGATTAAAAGCCGAAGTGATCACCGTTCCTGCCCCACCCAATGAATAAACTTACCCAAGCAGTAGAAGACATTGATTTTTATATCATTAAGCACGCAGATAAAGAAATCTTCGATTCCTACAATCTCGGGAAAAGCTGTCCGAAATTAAACGCCGCGAATGATCTAGATCATTTGTTGCAGCTCAATAAATCTTTCTTTTTTTATTACAAGAATTTGATCGACAAACTTCCTGAATCTGAGCAAACCCACGAACGAATTAAAATGAATTTGGCTTTGGCGCAGATAGAAGGGGCAATTAAAATTCTTTCTTATAATCGGAATATCCTTGATAAGAACAACTTTTTGTTTTATAATGTTGCGTATGTTAGCGACATCCTCAAACGAAATTGTAGTATTAACAACGAAGAATAAAACCGAAACCTTGGGGTTAGATGAATTTACTAAATGGCTTTGCCTTCTCGAAGCTGTAGAGTACATCGAAGCCAAGGCAACAGAAGTAGGAGTAGATTTAGATGAATCGGACGAATGGATTAAACCATTAGCCCTTCAAAAATACGTCAAAGAGAGATTCGTTTCTATGCGACATGACGTAAAGGTGAATCTAAAAAATCAATAACCCCCGTAAACACCGTCATAGTTATTCGTATTGGAATAATCAAAGACGGATTTACCCGCTACGTCTACATCATACGAATAATTCTTTTGAGCTCCGGATACTCCAGCAGCCAAAGTGTCATCATAAACCTGGTTGTTAACTGATTCCCCGCTAAGACCAGGCTCAAAGGAATATTCAAAGCGTTTAGCCTTTAATAGCCAAACATAATGCCCCGCTAAGGCATTAATTTGGGCAATGTCTTGATCTAAACGTTGTGTGATTTCATAGTAATTTCCACTACGACCACCGGGACGGTCGGAGCCGTATTCACTCATGCAGAAGACATCCCCAGACTTAGGCTCTGCGGTGTATCCAAAAGTGGCTTGAAATGAACTGATATGCAAGAACGCCGTCACTTCATCATCACTCATTAAACCATATTTGCTTAGCATTAAGGCGTTCTCATTCATGTTAACACCCATGACAATAGCTTGCGGTGGAGAGAATTTTTGAGTAGGTTGTTCCCCGTAAAGATTATCTGCAGACAAAGGCGTGAAATTGTTTACATAATAATCCACTTTTTGGCCGTATAGATTCAGTTGCTCCCGCCAATAGTTATTATACAACAGGCGTTCACTAGATGTGTTTGCTTTGTTGGAAAACCGCACGCAATCATTATCGCCTCCGGTAAAGGGGTAAATGTTTAAATTCGTCGGACCGGTGTAATAATCCATTGACATATCATTTCTTCTTTAGTACAAATCGACCGCCTTCATAGGAAACCATGATACCATTGCGGCTATCTATGGTTACTGGTTGTTTGAGGTCCACCTTAAAATGATATTTCTTCATCAAATCATGTAAGTCCTTTGAAGAAAGAACTTCCCGATGACCGGGATTATCACGAACATTGATATATTTGGGGTTTTCGGTGGGGTCGGCTTGATGCATTTTAGGAACAAAGCGAGAAAATTTGCCCGGACTATGAGACCGATCTCGCATATGCCGGCGGGTATCTTTGTTTTGCTTAAAAAATGACTTGAAATTGATCACGTAATTATTTAACAAAAAAAGCCTCGGCTTTTGGCCGAGGCTTTATAATTTGATTTGATTTACTTATTAACCGATGGATTGACCTTCTTTAGGAAACTTCGGAGCCGCTACAACATTGGCGCGGCCTTTGGTGTTTTGAAGCTTCGAGGCGGCACCAGTAACACCCGCACCCACTAGCGGGTGACCGATGTCTTTACCAGACCCATCTACTGGGTTGCTGACGTTCCAGTCGGCCTTTTTAGTCTTTGCCAATTTCTTGGTGGCATCTCCTACTTGGTTTGCCGTGCCTTTACTATTGATGTACTTTTTGGCGTCGCCGGCTAGATCCGTGCTTTTGGTGGTATCGATGATCTTACCAGAAGCATCTACCGGGTTACTGACATTCCAGATAGCTTGGCCTTCACCAACCTGGGTTTCATTGTCTTCAGCGCCGGCTTCTTCGTCTTCGCCTTCGCCTTCCATTTCACCAAGTTCTTCTTGGCAGGCGCCAGATAGTTTGTCTTGGGCTTTGGCGATATATTCAGCTGCCTTGGCGAGAAGTTCTTCAGCTGTCAAATCATCTTCAAGGTGTTCACCTTCGGCTTCAGGGCCGCTTTCACCACCGGGAAGTTCCGGGGCGGCGGTAACATCATCGATTGTTTCAATATCATCAGCTTCAAGTTGGAGCTTGTTCTGAATCACGTTTTTGTATAAGTCATCAAATCTCTTACTCATGGAATTATTTATTGTTCTTGTTTCCGTTTTTTCTAAAGCCGCGGAAAATTTTGCGCTGGTTTCAGGCTTTTGCAGGGTTTCAGCGGCACCTGGGCCGGAATCTTTGTGAACAAAAGCCTTCTTGTCAGTCTTCTTATCCTGTGACACCTTTGGCGTTTTGTCCTTGGCTTGTGGAAAAGTATTTTGCTTGGAGGTCTTTTCAACTACGACCTTATCCAACATGGAACCGTAGAGGCTTCCAATTTCCGTTAAATAATTAGCAGGTTTGCTCATCCTAAGTATTTACCATGGCACAAGCAAAAGAAAAGCAATTTTATTTAGGTAATCAAAATTTACCTACGCCTCAAGCTACCTTTGATTATGATCAACATCCTGAATGGGTAGAGGATTTAGAGAAATGCCGCAAGAATATTTTGTACTTCGCGGAGAACTTTTTCTTTATTATTAATCTAGACAAAGGCCGCCAGAAGATTGAATTGCATGCCTATCAAAAACGCATTTTACGTTCTTTGCGGGACAATCGTTTCGTGATTGTATTATCTAGCCGTCAGTCGGGAAAGACTACTTTGATGACGATTTTCGCCTTGTGGATGGCTTGTTTCTTTGAAGATCAACGCATTCTAATCGTTGCAAACAAAGAAAAGACCGCTATCAACATTTTTAAACGCATTCGTTTAGCCTTCGAAATGTTACCTAATTACCTTAAACCCGGAACCATCAAATATGGTGAAACGGGTATGGAAATGGGTAACGGCTCCAGCATTGCGATCTCTACCACTAGCAGTGATGCTGGTCGTGGTGATTCCTGCAATTGCTTAATTCTGGATGAGTTAGCCTTTATTGATAATAATCTAGCTCGTGATTTCTGGAAATCTGTTTATCCTATTATTTCAGCTTCTAAGAAATCGAAAATTTTTATTGCCTCTACACCAAACGGCACAGATAACCTTTTCCATGAATTATATGACGGTGCGGTTAAAAAGGAAAACGACTGGGCACCAGAACGGGTAGATTGGTGGGAAGTGCCTGGTCGCGATGAAAATTGGAAAAAGGTTACAATGCGCACCATGGGTAGTCGTGAAAACTTCGACCAAGAATACGGTAACGTATTCCACCAATCCGGAGAAAGTGCCGTCAATGACGCTTTATTCGAAAAGTTAAAAGTAGACACCTCAGAACCGCAGTTTATTTTTGACGAAGGAAAATATCTTTTATGGGATACCTATAAAAAGAATAATCTTTATGCTATTGGTGTAGATGTTTGTGAAGGGGTTGGTGAGAACGCCAGCGTCATTCAAGTATTAGATATTACGGATTTAACGCAGATACAACAAGTGGCGGTTTACCACAATTCAGTTATCAGCCCGTTACAATTCATATCCAAATGCCAAGAAATTTTTCAACATTGGGGTAATCCGCCAGTATTAATAGAACGAAATAATTGCGGGGCACAAGTAGTTGATCAATTAAAAACTACATTAAATTACCCAAATATTGTTAGTTACGGCCCGGCAGTTGCCGGCTCAGTTTACAATCGAGCTGGTGTCTTGGCTCACACAAACACCAAATATCGTGGGGTTATTAATATGCGCTATTATATGAATGAGCTCAATTCCGTGCGCATTCGTGACATGAACACCCTCATGGAGTTGAAGAATTTTGTTCGATACCCGAACGGCACTTGGGCGGCGCGTGGAACTAATTTAGACGATCGTGTCATGTCTTTAATTTGGGCGTTAATGATTTTAGAAAATGAAATCGCTGAAAAATATTACGAAGTAGAATACGATGATAATCGCCGACCGCTCAAATTGAAATCTTTAGATTTCGGTTTAGGTCGTTCCTTTATTGACCCCACCAAGCACCTGATAAATCTAAAAGACCCGAGTGCTGGAGAAGCTTTGCCGACGATGTTCAATCCGCAGACACAGGTTTATAATGATGACGGATTAGAATATTTGCAAAACCAAGGCTGGCAGCCTTTAAATAATAACGGATGAGCGACTACCAACAATCACCTTTCAATAAACAGAGAAATGACAAATTTCTCATGGTCATCCCTCTCCCTAAGGGATTGCGGCCGATTAAAGGAACGACCCAATCCAATAGTACTATCATCCCACCTAATCTTACGATGTCTGTTTATGGCGCCATTGCCCCAGATATTGCGGTTCCGGCCGTTCAAGTGCGATATGGTGGACAGACCATGAACACGTCTAGCATGGCGCGTGAACCTTACACAAACCAGGTTGTTAATTTTACGATCGACAACCGATTTAGCAATTATTGGGTGATTTATAAATGGTTAAATTTGCTGAACAACGCAAAAACTAGCACCTTAGACAGTGAAAACATCCTAAATCTGCAACATGCTAAGCCCGGTCCGGAGCAAGCGATGCAGTATTATTTTACAGACATTTCCATTTTTGCTTTGGATGAATATGAAAAGCGTGTCATGGAATTTAAATACACTCAAGCATTCCCGGTTCGTCTTTCAGGAATTAGCTTTAATCATCGCCAAGGAGCGGAAATAGAATGTACCCTGGAATTTGCTTACAGTCAATTCACTGCTACCCTTGTAGAAGAAATCAATAGCCTGTAATACATTATTCTTATTTTAGGAAAAAGATACTTAGTACGACATAAATATTTTCAACATTTATGGCAACAAGAAGAAATATAGATTCGCCTGGTATTCAAATTTCTGAAGTGGATTTAAGCCTTCGTCCGGTTCAAACCACCTCTACCACCATCTTCATTCCGGGTTTCTCGCCGCGCGGGCCGATTAATACGCCACTTACTGTGGCCAGCTTATCGGAATTTGAAACGACCTACGGTCAACCGACGAACGGCGCTGAAAGATATTTTTACAACAGCGTTAAAGCAGCTTTGCAAAGTCCGGCGAACGTTTTAGTTTCTCGTTTGCCTTATGGTTCTGGTGGTGCTACGACTAACAGTTTAGTCAGTTTATTGGCTTACCCTGCAAGTTATGTGGATACAAGCGTTGTTAACAACACGAATACCAACTCGCTAACAAACTCCACCCTATTGACAGCCCAATCCGCTCAGTTGTTTACACAATCTACCAGTGGTACCTTCGTATTGGGTGCCCCGGTACACTATACTTTAACCACGTCTCAATGGAATGACTTCCAAAACGGCAGTTTGTTCAGTTATCAACAAACCTGCTCTGGTTCATTAACACAGGATTTGTCATCTCTGGGCTATGCCGCATTAATTATTGCTAATCCACCGACTTCTAACATCAACAGCTTATATGAAGGTTATTATGTCGGTATCGTTGACAACTCAAATTTAAATGCTGCAACTAACTACGACAGCATCAACTACATCAAATCGTTAAACACCAGTGCCACTTATATTTCTGGTACTAGTTATGCTACAATTCCATCCCAACGTTATGGATTCCCGTTGTCTGCTAACAGCACGGATGGTTCTGCCGAAAATAGTTTGTCTCAAATTTTGGAAACTATCGTTAGCTACGACACCTACAGTAACCGCAGCTATGACGACACTTTGGTTATCGGTTTGTTTAAACTGCAACAATCGGTATTCTCTTCTTCTAACGTCCAATTGGGCTTCAATTTGCAAGAAGGGTATATGGGTTCCTTTGATAGCAAACGCCTGATCAACCCAAGTAATGGGGGTCCGGCTCAAAGCTTCTTCATTGAAAATCAGGTCAACACTAAGAGTAGCAATCTTTTGGTAAAGGTAAATCCTTACCTATCTCGTGTCAAAACCGGTAGCACCTATCTCCAATTAGATGGTACTCCGGCGATTAAGATTCGCGCTAGCAACCCGACCATGAATAACAATGGGTTGTTTGCTCCGTCTTTAAATACTTCTGCATCTGCTAACCAATTGCAAATGCTAGGGTTTACGGCTCCGAATGTTAATACCTATCTGAACAACACCCTCGGAACGACAGATGCTATTTTCCCGTTGGGTTCTTATCTAATCTCTAACCAGGACCTAAAGACAATCGGCAACGTTCCGTTGAAATTGCAAACTGTGTTAAACATCATGTTAAACCCGGATATCTATCCGATTAACATCGCCTGTGAAGCTGGTTTAGGAACGGTTTACGCCGTATCTCAGCGCCTAAGCGGCTCTAACATTTTTGATGATTACGCTTACGTAAACACCCAAGACTTGTCCGCCTTTAACGGTACACCTTACACCAATGATTTGGTATTGAATTACCAAGCAGTTGCCTCAACGTTGCAATCGTTCATCGAAAACGATGCCCGTAAGGACATGATCGGCATTCTCGATCCGCTGACTCCGATCTTGGTTCAAGCTAATAGCATCAAAACGGTTAACGATCCGGATTTGACGAACTTCTCAACCAACGTCCTCTGGCCGTTGAAGAATCAATTCGCACCGTTTAACAGCAGCTATCTCTGCACCTATCCGACGGTGGTTCGGGTCACAGATATTACAACGGGAGCACCGGTTTGGGTGCCGTTCTCTGGATTTGCAGCGGCGTTGATGGCTAACACAGATGTTAACTATCAGCCGTGGTATGCTCCGGCTGGATTTAACCGTGGTATCTTGTCTATGGTTTCTGACATCGCTTATTACCCGCGTCAGAAACAACGCGACCAACTTTACACGTCGAACTTCAATCCTGTGGCGTTCTTCCCATCGGATGGATTCGTGGTGTATGGTCAAAAGACCCTCCAAAAGACTCCAAGTGCATTCGACCGCATTAACGTGCGTCGCTTGTTCCTGGCTTTGGAAATTTCGACACGCAATACGCTCAAGTATTACGTCTTCGAACCGAACACTCTATTCACTCGCACGCAAGTAGTGAACACCTTGACTCCGATCTTCGAAAATGCGAAGAACACCCAAGGCGTTTATGATTACCTCATCATTTGCGATGAACGCAACAACACCCCGACAGTGATTGATGACAACACGATGATTGTAGACATCTACATCAAACCGGTTCGCACTGCGGAATTCATCTTGGCAAATTTCTACGCTACAGCAACTAGCGTGAACTTCCAAGAAATAATGGCGTAACCCTAAATATTTTATATGGCAGACGTAAAACAACTAATTCAGGATTTTTACAGAGTAGCAACTCAACGTGACTTTAGTCGCGATGTGCAATTCCGTTTGCTATCCATTAACCCGGGCGGTACTTCCACTGTAAACTTCAGTCAAGACGATTTGGTGTATATCAAGGCAGCTTCTTTGCCGGGCAGAAACATCAAGAACATTGCTGTGCCTTACATGGGATTGAATTTTAATATTCCCGGTACCGCAGAATACCCTGGTAGTGATAGCTATGAATTGAAGTTTTTCTGCGATGCGAAATCTTCTATTCGGCAGCTTTTTGAACAGTGGTCTTTGGACACTTTCAATGATGCTAACAGCACTGGTAACTATTTGGCACCTCGTCAAACTTCTGTAATTGACCTGGTTCAATTAGACAGCCAAATGAATCGTGTAGCTCAATATCAACTAATCGGCGTTAGCGTTCGCAACGTCGGCCCTCTTGCCTATAACATGCAAGGTACTGGGGAAACGGTTGAATTTACTGCTACGGTTTCTTATCACTACTGGCGCAAGAAGTAACCCTAAGGGTTAATATTCACCCATTGGGTTAAGTATTATTGATGAATAACCCAATCTCTAGTGCCTTTTCTTCTATTGGGCAAAACCTTACCAATATCGGTAATGGTTCTAATCCGTTATTCGCTCCCCAGGTAGCTCAATTATTTGGGTTCAATGTTGCTGGTATTCCTTTAATCAGCGCTCGGGATGTTTTTTTGACTCAGATGGAGTCTTGGTTTACCGCTATTCCCACTGACAGCCAATGGATAGTTTTAATTAACCAGTATCCGACTTGTATTAACACAGCGGTATTGCAGGGACTAGAAAGAACTGACGGTAGTAGAAAGGGGTTTGACGTTAATCAAGCATTTAAAATTCTGACGGCATTTCCTTTGCAGAAAATTACCGGTTGTTTATTCGCCCAATCAGTTAATTTACCGCAAGAAAGCTTTGGCGTTGATTACGTTCATATCGAAAACAGCCGAGGATTTACCCCCGGATTAATCTCTAAAGAACGCGAGAGCCCCAGTCAGCTTAATATTGACTTTTTAGAGACCAATACTTCATTCGCGGACTTCGTCATTCGCCCCTGGATTATTGCGGGTTCCCATTTCGGGTTTGTAACCCGTAATCCTAAAATTTCTACTGAAGCACAGAAGAATGTCAAAACTACGGTTCAGGTTTTACAGTACACTCGTACTGTTCAAAATGTATCGATGATTCCTCGCAAAATTTGGACATTTTATAATTGCGCTCCGGTCTATATCGATGGTGGTTCTTTGGATTACCAATCACAAACATCGCCAACCAATATTAGCACCCGTTGGGCTTATTCTCATTACACAGTAGAGAACAACCTATACTTTCCGTTGACCTCGATTATCAATCGGGTATCGACTGGTAAATTCCCGAACGTATCCCAAGTTAGTCAAAGCCTGCAAAACTTTAATCCGGCGGGATTATTCTAAACTACTGGTTATAATTCAAATATGAGTTATAAAGGGGAGTTTTATTTTTCCTGTCCTATTATTTCTTCGGCTGAACCTATTTCAGTAAAGGAAATTTCCATGGCGGATTACATTTCACTTTTGAAATTTCTGCAAAACGATAACGCCCAGGACATCGGCAAATTTATCGAATATCTCCTAGGTAAGTTGGTGTTATCCGATTATGATAAGCTAACGGTGCTGGATAAGTTTGTCATCCTAATAACCCTCCGATCCATCATTTTAGGGCCAGAGATTTACTTTTTAGAAAGAGCTACGAATCATCGACTTAAAACATCTACCGAAGAACTATTAAGAGTGTTACTGGGTGTAAATCAGGAATTTAGTCGGAAGGTAAATTTTCAAAATCTTGTTGTAGAATTAAACCTACCTCGCCGGTTTCAGCTAGAAGGGGAAGATCCATTTTTGAATTGCATCACCCGGATACAGATGGACACAAATGATTACGATTTTCTTACCCTAACCAAAACGGAACAAGAAACTATCGTAGATCATCTTCCACCCGAAGTAATAAAAGAGATTCATCAGCATTTATCATCGATAGAAAAACAAGTGGAAAGCGTGGTCCTTTTAAAGACACCGAATCTTTCGGTCCATCTTCAGTTACAGTCTGACACTCTTTTTCAGACCCTAAAATTATTACTTACAGATGACTTAAAATCGCTTTACGATATCGCCTTTGCTTTGATTTCTAAAGCACATTTTACCTGGTCAGACATCCTGCAGTTAAACCCCGCTGAATTAAAAATCTTTTACAGTAAGCTCCAAGCCGATATGAAGGAAATCGAAGACCTTACAAAGGGTAAACAGCAACCCTCTATGAAGGACGTTGTTGATTCTATGAGATAGTCTGTAAATACCTAATATGAAACCCGAAGTTGCGCAATTATTAGTAGCCCTGGACAAATTTAACACCGCGGAAAATCCCACCATTTTCGTCCCTAGCCAAGGTAAAACTTTGCCGTTCAACCCGCTTACTGTCAAGCAACAAAAGGACATTCTAAAGAGCGCTTTTGACACCAAAACCAGCGTGTTTCTTTTCATTGAAACATTCAATCGTATTCTCGCCGAAGCCTGCAAAGAAAATGTACCTCTGACAATTCTGGATAAGTCCTATCTAGCGCTTCATTTTAAGCAGAAATTTTTCAAAGGCAAAAGTTACGGCAAAAAAGGCGAGGATTTGGTGCCGTTTGATTTGGATGCCCATTTGAAAGGTTTGGAGACCAAAGCAATTCCTGCTGAATTGATCGCTAAAACCATCACTAGCGGGCCTTTGATTGTCGAATGCGTCTTGCCGACCCTAACTTACGAAAACGCGATTTCTGCAGAATCTCGGTCGGTAATCAATGAGCTAATAAAAGACAAGAAAGAAGAGAATATCAAAGACGTAGTTGGAGAGTTGTACATCTATGAAATTCTCAAGTTCATTAAGACCATCAAATACACGTTTAATAATGAACCGGTAATCATTGATTTGACTCAATTGCCTCTTAAAGAGAAGGCCAGCGTATTTGAAAACCTGCCTTTAACGGTTAACAACGAGATAATTGACTATATCAAAACCGTAAGAATCTTCGAAAAGCCCTATCTTAATGCCGGGGATGTATCTATTACCATTGATCCTATATTCTTTAATAAAACGGATTAATGATTAAATATTTACGTGGCAGCAGAAATTAATCCGCAATTAGCCGATATACTCGACCAACTATCTCAGATACGTTCTGGGATAGATTCTTTATTTGCCGAGGAGCAAACCGATAAAAAGGATCAGAAGAAAAAAGCTCGGGAATTGGTTAAGGTGCGCATTGATGACATCAAAGATAGTGCTCTTCAAAAAATTTCCGATACCTTAGGGGATATTTCCGATACGACAAAAAAAGGCGCTAAAGGCAAAAAGGAAGAAGATGAAAAATCTGGCGGATTTTTGAAAGCTATCGGCGGCGCGATTGGTGATTTTGTCGGCACCGCTTTTGGCACGGCAGCCAAAGCTGGTGGACCGTATGCGGCTTTATTGGCTTTAGGTATCGGTGGTGGTATTGCCTTGACCGCTTTAGGTATTGCTGGTGCTATTCGCATTATCGCTCCCGCCTTGAAGGACATTTACGGGTTTATCAAAGACGTTTTGCCGGAATTCGGTAAATTCATAAAAGACCTGCTTCCAGCCTTTGCCCAGTTTATCAACGATGTTTTAGGGGGTGAAGGATTTCTCAAATTCATCCACGTTATTACGGATTTTTGGCGTAATGTTTTGAAAGATTTCTTTCAGACCATTCCCGTTATTATCATGGGGATCGGAGAAGCCATAAAAACCGTGATGGAAGGTGTCAGTGAAATACTGGCTAAAATTCCTGATGTAGTAAAAGCCATATCAACCGGGGTAGCTACGGTGTTAAAACCAGTCACTGAAATGATCGAACAGATCATCTCCAACTTCATTAAGACGTTGCCGATGTTATTGGCACAAATACCACCCATCATAAAATCTATCCTGCCTTTCTTTAAAGTGCTGATGGATTTTGCTAAGGATACGGTTCATGTTATCATAGATTTCGCCAAATATTTGATTGACAATCTTCCGACTATCAAAGAATTCTTGGCGCCTATTATTGATATGATTCGGGACTTGGCATCAAAATATATCGATCTGCTTAAAACCGCTATTTTAAGCTTAAAGGATGTTTTGGTCATCTTGATCGAAAAGGGATTGAATCCGTTAATCGTAGGATTGCGAGATGTTTTGATTTCTCTATTTGAAAATCTGCAAAAGATTATCGAAAGTTTAGCCACCGTTATCATCTCTCTGGGTAATAACATCCAGGACATATTGATTCCGATTATTCACGTTCTGGATAAGACCTTAATGGGAATTATCGACACCATTAAATTGGTCATCGATAAAGGATTCAGTCTTTTAGAAACAGCATTAAACACGATTAATGATGTCATCAAAAACATCATTAGCTTCTTTGAAACTATGCCGGGTAAAATTGCTGATTTCATTAAATCGGTGGTTTCTTCTGTTTCTGATTTAGCGAACATTTCAGCAGCTGATCTTTTAGAGGTCGCCGGGGGTATCACCGCTATATCGGCCGCATTGGCGGTATTGGGTGGGGGCAGCCTAATAAAAGGATTTTTCGATCTCTTCTCAAAAGACCCGGTAAAACAACTGCAACGATTTGTTGATTTAAAGGATGGGTTAAAGGGTACTGCTGATTCGGTTAAGCTTTTAGCAGAATCATTAAAGATGCTCGGAGCTGACGGGTTGGGTAAAGCAATTAGCGCCAATTTAAAAGAGGTAGGCGAAGCTATTAAAGGGTTACCCGTACAGGGGTTACAGATTGCTTCTCAGGTTACTACAACGTCTAAAGCTACACCGCCAGCAACGGCCACCGCAGCCACTCCCGCTAAAAATGAGACATTAGAGGTATTAACGGTTATTAAAGATGCTATCAGTAACCAGCTGCAAGTGGCAGTAAACAGCAATACCGCACTACAGGCCATTGTAGAATTCCTGGATTCTTACGAGCCTCCCACTGCTCCTACGGTAATGGTTAACCAACCTCGCACGACTAGCTATTCATTTGGGGACGTATCTACCGCGCGAACATTTAGAGACCGTGCCGCCGGCGCCTAAATATTAGTATGGCCCAATATTTGTGGACGTTTCAATCCGTAGACGGTAACCCCGTTCCTACTTTAGTGCCCCCGGGGGTAAATGGTTCTTTCTTGCAATCCATGAAAGATATCAATACCATGTCCTTGCAACAAGGAGGTGGTGGGGTAACCTTTACCCCAGTGGATGTTGTAAGCGATTTCTATTGGACCAATTCTAAGCTTCTTGGAGCCGACGGTACCGGTCGGCAAGAAGTGCCTTATATTAAGCTTAAAGAGAGAACCGTAAAAACCAGTTCGTTCGTTGCTCAAGCATTGTATTCTGCTGGTGGTATCTTTGATAGTGCCAAGACGGTTTTGAATGCTTTGAATCTCGGGAGTTTCGATAACACTTCCGCTACTCAGTTAGCTCCGGCCATAGGCCAGAAATTGTCGGAATTATTGCCCTCTTCTACTGCCGGCACAAATGCTAATAGCGGATCTTTGATGGATACGGTTAGCAAGAAGATAAATGAAGCCGTCGCTGCCGCTACGGACGACAGTTCCTTTTTAACAGATCCTTGGTTGAGCTATTACAAAGGTTTGTACATTACTCAGCCCACTGGATGGGTTTATTTCTTTCCGTACATGGCTAATTCTTATCAATCCACAAGCAACAGCTGGGGCAATGATACCAGCGATGCCGGCGGTGGGTTCTTATTTGAGGGGGCTGCTGCGCTGATGGAAAAGGGCGCTGAGATAGCTCGGAAGGTAACGTCATCTCTTTCCATTGGAAGTTTCCAGGAAAAGGCCAAGTTCTACCAACACGAACAAAACGGTGAAACCATCACAGTAACCTTTCCGTTGATTAACACCGGTAACGCCAATTTTAACGATGTTATTCGCAATTGGCAATTGGTATTCTTATTACTGTATCAAAATCGCATGCAGCGCATTGATCGCAATATCATTAACCCACCACCCATTTATGAGGTGGAAATTCCTGGGTTAAAATACATGCCGCTTTGTTATCTATCTAACATCGAGGTCAAATTTAAAGGTTCGCGTCGCACCATGACATTACCCTTACCGTCTGCTACTGGTCAAGGTAACCTCGGACTTAATACGGTAGTTCCTGAAGCTTATGAAATTACCCTGTCGATCACCTCATTAGTCGCGGAATCCAAAAATTTCATGTATTCGACGGTGTTTAAGAATAACAACATCACCGTGATGACAGCAGCGGAAAGAAATGCTTTAAATCCAACCAGTAGCGTTTCGCAGGCTGTCAATCTAAATCTTGGTAACAGCCTAGCTGGGCTACAACAAGGAAAGGTAATCTAATATGGATTTAGGAACTCCGCAAAACAACATCCAAACCTTACCGGATTTAAGCAATTTCCGGTATGAGAATATCTTCAGACTTTACCAGACTAAAGATAATCATTATTTCTACAACATTCTATCAACGGTATCCTTTCCAGATAATCTGGATGACAATTTGTTCTACAATGTAGTAGTTAATGAAAAGACGCCCTGGCCGGTTATCAGCTATGGCGCTTATGGTACCATTGAGTTATGGTGGCTTTTAGCTATCATTAACGGTGTCAAAAATCCTTTTGAAATACCTAGCAATAATACGCTAAAGGTTTTAAAGGCCCAATATGTTCGTCCGGTCATTACTCAATTGAATCAACTAGTTAAATGAGCACTACTGCCCTAAAAACAGCCGATGCACAATCCGGGTCATTAACAAATGTCATAATCAATAATACAGAATATGACTTCAATGTTGTATTGATTAACCCGGAAGGCAGATTTTTTGTTTTTCGTCCAGAAGTCATTAAAGACCTTACCATCTATGATGCGATAGACCAATTCGCCTCAAATGGTTACCTGGTTTATGACAATAGCTATGATGTCATTGAACGCCCCTCAAGCACCGTTACAGATCCCACGCAAACCTCGAGCATATCTAAATCCTATGTTTTCCGTGGCGATGCTAGAGATATTTTACGGGTTCAAATAACCCCACGTTTGAATCCCAATAACGCATCTCCGGAAATAGACGAGACTACTAAAAACAAATTTAGCATCAATTACGAATTTGCGGTGTATGATATTGAAGACACCATGATGGAGCAACCTAATACAAAATTGAGAAAACTATATTTCCGAGATTTGTATGAGCAAATCATGCGAGAAAAGAACGTTCAATTTTCGACAACGGATTTAGCATCAAAGATTACCCCGGATTCAACCGATATTCAACGGCTAGTAAAGACCGGGGACGCCATAAAAGGGCTATTGCAAAAAACCTTCCCACAAGAAGAAGGGTTTAATATTACTTTTGGCAGTTTTGACCAAGGAGGTACGGGTATCTTTTTTACCGCGCCGACAGATTACAAAGCAATTGATTGTTTAGAGTATCTGCTACAACGGCATGTTAGTACGGCAGACAACAATTTTGATAAATGCTTTTTGCGCATTGAACGTTATCCGCGGCAATGGGGCTTTAATAGTCTAAGAACCATATTTGACCAAGCGTATAACAAAGCACAAGGAAAAGATGCTGGTGGTCCTTTATATTTAGAACGCTTTTTGCTAGGAGGAGCCGGGGACGCAGATACCTCTTCTAATCTGCAAGTAACAATAACCCGTTCTCCTACTATTTCATTATACTTTGCTGATAATAACACGATTGAAAATTTCAGCTTTTTACCACCCTCTGGTGAGTACACCCAAAAAACCGTAGTCGGTAGCTTGGTTCATAGTTACGATATTGGAAGCAAAGCCTTTTTTATTGATTCCCACGAAAATGACTTTGAAAGTGTACAATCTATCTACCAGGAAAATTACGCAAATAATATGAAGGGGGCTAACGGCCCGGGGGTATCGAATTTGGTCGGTAATAACCTTCGTAAAAACCGCCAGAACATTAACAACGTCTATTCTACTTCAAGCAAATCTTCCATTCAGCGGTTTGGGATAGGCCGAAACATCGCATTAAAAGATGCCGTGTTTACTAACAAAACCATTTCCTTCAGAGTAAAGGGTGGCACTTATCGTCAATCCGGTACTTTCATTAGCATTGACCGCAACAATAGCTTAGCGGATAGTTCCTTTGATAATAAATTGTTAGGAATTTATGTCATTTTACAGGTAAGACATTCCTTTGTTGGCAATGATTATTACAACGATCTCCTCTGCGCTAAAACCTATAACTTTAAGGATGACGGAGATCAAACCGGTAATTATATGTAATGGCTAGTACATTATCCAGAACGATTAACCCGCAATTAGTAGAGGTCGATTTTACTAATAAGTACGGCTTTGTCCAAAAGTATTCAAACTATCTGGATTTAGTGGCAAATTTGAAGGATGAATTATTGGCATATTTTCAATATTCTACTGCTTTTGCTCAAAGCGATTTCGTCACCCCATTACAAAATTTTTACACAGATTTAAACGGCAAGTACCAAAAACTAGACAACGAATTTCTCATCTATTACATTCGCAAGTATAATGCATTGGCAGACGAAATAAAGAATACTATTTTTTCTAATCACCCACAAAATTTCCTCAGCCCGATCAGTGACAGTATTGGTCTATTGACTAATACCGATGTTATGCTTAATGATTCTGTGCTGCCTTTTAATGACCTAAACGTCACCTTATATCCGGCACCCCACACCTTTCCGGTAGCCTTAAAAAATAAAATCCGTCCATCTGCCAATTCCGTAGCCGCGGATTTAAGTTTAAAGACGACAAAGATGTTTAGAAACAACATCATCAACATTCAATTCAAATCTGCCGATTCCACCCAAGCTCACGGATCTAATTTAATCACCGACTTTCATGCGTATCTAAGAACTCGCGAATTTGCGCTGCAATTGACTCAAAAAATCAGCTCAGATTTTGGTCAACTGTTTAAGCTGGTTTCCTATTATAGCAACATCAATGATTACTCTGGATACAATCCCGGGGATTTATCCATGAATCTTCAGGTTACCGCCGATGCTACTTATACCCTATCCGTGGAAGGGGCGATGTTGGAGCTGGATTTGCTAGGTAAACAAATAAATGAAGCTCGTAAGCAGATAACTATTGAGCAAGTGTTTTTATTGCACGAGCAGAACCAAACCAAACCAGCACCGCAACCGGTTGCGGTCGCAAAGAACGTCAACTCTACCAAACCAGTACCGTTAAACAGCACGGCGCCCGTCAATAACGTATTGAAAAATAATCCATTGCGACCGAATATCCCCACCTCAACCGCAATGCCGGGTAGTACGACACCCCCAATGCCGGTTGGAATTACCGCACAAGACCGCGCTAAAAAGGCGGAACCGATTAAACAAGCTACAACGACGGTACAAGCTAAACTGGATCATGACATATCTAGTAAGGTGAATTTAAACACATTGAAAATACCGACTATACCTCCGATATTTTCAACACAAACCTATGCTAATGCAACGTCTTCTCCGTATGCCATGTTTAACTCAGCTAAAGCATTGATTTGCAGTTTGAAAAATCTTGATATTAACAAGATTATCAATTTCAAAATCCCGGCTTTGCCAGATATCTTTAAGAAGCCCAATTTTAGCAAATTTAAAAATCCCATATCCGCATTGTTGTTAAAGGCAGAAACGATGCTTATTAAAAAATTGCTGTCTTTAATTCCGCCGCTGCCAGATATAGCTAAACTTATTGCTAATATGAAGAAGCAATTAGAAGAAGCTCTAAAGAAGTTGTTCAGCTGCAACCCGGATAATCACAACTGATTGGCGGAAACGTCAATTACTTCGGCGGAAACCGGTGGGCGGGTTTCTAAAAGCTTGCGGAATATTTCTTCTCGGGTTAACTGTAAGCGATTATCATTATTGCTATCCGCAATTTCTTTTTTGCTAGCAATATCCATCTCTTTTATCTTCACGGCAGCATCAATCTTTTTGTCGGTTACGATTAATTTGTTTAAGGAATCAATAGCGGATGATGTTGCGGTAATGAGATTAGCTATGGCAGATACATCTTCACCGTTAGGTGCGCTAGCCACGAAATCCTTCATGGATTTCATAAAGTCTAAACTTTCCTTTACTAACTCTCCGGCTTTTTCTACGACGAATTTTTCCATTTGTTCCTTTTTAAGAAGGTCGGGTTCGGCGGGTACCTTTTTAGCAGCAGCCGACGCAGATTGTAACTGGTCGATAAGAGTACCTATTTCATCATTAGTGGTTTGTGTATCCGGCATAAAAATATTTAAAAAGGGATTGATTAAAATCCAATCTCCCTTATAATGTATTTATATGGAAAATTTAAACTACATGCCAAAAGTTCAATTTATCAAAGTTCACGCAGATGCAAAGCTTCCTTCCAAAAACCATTCAACCGACACCGGTTTTGATGTGTATTGTGTAGAGGATGCAACAATTCCAGCACGGGGGTCGGCAGTGGTTCCGGTGGGTATTAAGGTTGGGTTTATTCCGGAAGGATATTGGTTTAAGGTTGAGGCGCGAAGTGGTTTGGGATTCAAACACGGACTACTGCCACACCCGGGAATTATCGACAATGAATATCGCGGTGATTGTGGTGTAAAGATCTACAACTTTACCGACACCGATTATTCTTTCAAGAAAGGTGATCGTTGTGCGCAATTCGTTTTCTACTTGAATTTGGCATTGGAATTGGAATGGGGAACGGAAGCACAGACTTCTAACCGCGGCGAAAAGGGGTTTGGTTCTTCTGGAAAATAATATGTTCAATAATCTTCTCATTGAAAAGTATCGTCCGCAGACCTTGGATGATATTGTTTTGGCGGATGATGTTCGTCAGACCTTTTTATCTTACAAAGATAAGCAGGAAATTCCGAGTTTGATCTTTCTCGGCAATCCTGGTATCGGCAAAACCAGTTTGGCTAAGATTCTGGTGAAAGATGTGCTTGGATGTCAATATCTTTACATCAACGCTAGCGATGAAAACGGCATCGACACCATTCGTAACAAAGTGGTTAGCTTTGCTCAAACCAAAAGTATTGACGGTAAGATTAAGGTTATCATTTTGGATGAAGCCGATGCCCTCTCTGGCGAAGCACAGCGAGCATTGCGCAATACCATGGAAGAATACAGCGCCGTCACGCGCTTTATTTTGACGGGTAATTACAAATATAAACTGATCGATGCTTTACGGAGCCGCTGTCAGTCCTTTGATTTGACACCACCTTTGGAATTAGTTTTACGTCGATGCATGCATGTGCTTAAAACGGAAAACATCACCCTTCCAGATAATCAGAAGTTGCCGTTTGCACAGCTAATCAAATCCAATTACCCGGATATTCGTAAGTGTATCAATGATATTCAGAAGTTTAGCATCAAAGGGGTATTGAATATCCCGGCAGATACAAACAATGCTTTTATTTCTGATTTGTATCAGTTAATTCGCCAAAAAATGGTCGGGGAGATTCGTAAGCACATAATCAACAACGAAGGGCAATTCAATGCCGATTACGTTCATCTATTGCGGCAGCTCTTCAACTTTATTGATAAGAATGAGCTGGTATTAGAGACAAAAAAAATGGCTCTGCTGGTTATAGCAGAGCATATTTACAGAGCGGCTTTTGTTGCAGATCAAGAAATCAATGCATATTCTTGCTGCATCAACTTAATTACTTGACCTTCGTGTGGTCAATTACATTCTTCGGTAGATAGTGGGCGGTATAGGACGCAGGGCTTTTTGCCCAAGCATCAGGAGAGCTGGGGATGGGCGTATTTTTGTTGTTTAACGTTCTGTCCCCGGCTACATTTTTGTTACCCCCTTGATCAGACTTCATGGTCTGATAGCCCACGGACATTTCATTATCTTCACTAGGCTTTTCCACGGGTTTCGGTTTAATGTTAATCCGAGCCTTATAAATCACTTTATCCCGTACTTCCGGAAGATTGTTATCTTTCTGTGGTTCGTTAAACTTTTCAGGATCCTGGTCGTTAGCAGCCCGGATACCGGCCACCGT